AAGCCGGGGGTAAGATTAAACGAACCCTGCTCAATCGTCCACATGTTCAAACCACGGTTTGCAAACTCAATGGTTAAGAGATTCATCGACCGGCGAGCGGTACGAAGATCATAGCCAGAACGCATCTCACGACCAGCCCGCTCCCATGCCTCCTCAGCAATCTCTGAGAATTCCATGTTGAAAATGGAGGAGCCGGTAGTAGTCATCTTTTAGCAGTCTTAGCTGATTGAGTAAATGCTTCTTCAGTCGGGGCACCCTTAGATCCGGGCTCCCTCATTCTTTCTTTAGATCCGCGTTTAATCCGTTCCTGCTTCTTGTGGATGTTTTCGTACAAACCACCTTTAGCGTATTGATCAAAGTCCGTGTCATCACGGCGTTTCATTTTCTTAACCTTTGGCATTTTTTGGGGATTGATATCACCCATGCCTCTTGATGCCATCATAGCTTTGTCTCCTAAATGTATTGCGATTCTTTAGTCTTTACACATCTATAAGCCACTGAATAATCTTTGTCGTTTAACTGAAGAACAACTGCTGCCGCCGCCTCGTGAGCAAACGTCAAACACTTTTCCTTATTCTCAAACAACATCCGTGGCGTTCCCTCTATAGGATTACATTTCATCGCAACACACAGCAGGAATTCCGCAATAAACATTTACACAAAACGGCCTTTTGTTTTGCCTTTAACAGCGCATCCATCGGCGCGTTTAGAAGCAGAAGAAACTGAACCGCCTTTAGCAAACTTCATACCGCCCATACCAGTAAATTCAGATGCTTTTGGCACGGTGTAATTAGAACGTTTTGGCGCTGGTTTTGATGCTTCTGCCGTTTTCTTAGCCGCCTCTGCCTCACGATTTTTACGATTCATCCGATCATAAGGTGTTTCATATTTTTCTTTAACGGGCTCAGCAGTTTTTGAAACGGTCTTGGGTGTTTCGGAAATTTTTTCTTCCGCTGGTTTTGTAGCTGGTTTAGATGATGCCAAATCTGTAGTATATTTTTTACCCTGCCACTCAAATGTTTTATCTCCAGCGCCGCGAGCACTTGCAAAAGCCTCTTTAAAAGACATTGACTTTGCGGGGCCAGTGCTACCAGTATCTTCAGAAAACTCAATACGTTGAGCGGGAGTCATTTCATTGGACTCAACCAAAGAGCCCTCTTCACCGTCATATTTTTTGATGCGTTTCATAACATCTTTCCTTTAGTTTTTCCACGTTGAGCAATGCCGTCGGCACGTTTAGAAGCGGAGGAAACTGAACCACCCTTGGCAAAAGGCTTTGCAGGTTTCTTGTCGGCTGGTTTCTTTTCTTCAGCTTTTTTGGCCGGAAGGGGAAAGGTTGTGTCGGGCATGGGCATGACTTTGTTATAAGTCTCCTCCATTTTTACGGCATCCTTAGCGTCCTTAACCTCTTGAAGCATTTGCTCTTTGGTAGCCATATCAGCACTTTCCGCCTTTGTTGAGCATCTTGCCTTTGGTCTTGCCCTTCTGAGCAATACCATCAGCGCGTGAAGAAGCAGAACCCATAGAAGGCTTAGCTGTTTTTACAGCACCCATTTTAGATGGAACTGCGCCGCCCTTTTTCATATTCAGGGTGCCCATTTCTTTGGCTGTAGGCATGGGCTTGGAAATGCCGCCACGCTTCATTTTGCCCTCTTCCATTTCATGTTTGATCATGGATTTAGGAGCGCCCCTCTCTTTCATGAAGGACACTTCTTTTTTAACCATAGCTTTAGATTCTTTCATATCTCCACCTTTTGCGAATGTTTTGCCTTTATCGGCTTTTGAGAACTCTTTACCCACTGACTGAGGAACGCCAACTTTCTTGGCAAATGATGGCGAGTGGGCAATCGCCTCCATAAAATTATGCTGCTTCTTGCTTACGCTTGGCATTACTTACTCCAATATCCCTGAAACAATTGTGTAAGCATAACACCTAATGCGCCACCTGCTCCGCCAATCATCATTAAAGTTTTCCATCCGCCCTTGGCCTCAGATAATGTGTTCTGGATTTTACCAAGACACTTCTTTATTTCTTCCATATCTTTCACCAAGCGGTCCATATCATCTTGCAAGTGCTTGATATCAGCGGCATGAGTGGCTAGTTCTCTCACCGTATTTAACTCGTTAGTTTCCATGTTAACAATTCCATGCTTTGAGCGACAGCGCTTTACGTGTTGGTTTACCTTTTTCGTCCTTCATCGGTCCCTTCACGCCTGACATTCTCGCACAGAAAGAGCTTCGCCGTTTGGCGTCTTTCTCCGTCTTCGGCTTCGGAGCCGGGGGTTTTAATCCCGGCTTGCCCGGATTGGCTTTGTTGTAAGAGGCGCGGCCTTTGGCGTTCAATCCGCCTTTCGGGTCCTTGCCTTCTTTTCTCGTCCATGCCTCTGTCTTAGCCATTTTAACCCTGCATGTAGTTTTCAATAAGAACTATCTCAAAGAAACCAGCCGCTTCATTGTTTGCTGCACCGCCAATTGCTTCGCCTTGAATGCGAGTCTTTTCAGCAATTGAAAGAGGATATGGAAATGGTTGGGTGGAAATATTGTTATTGGTAACAATCAATGGGCCAGTGATGGCAATTCCATTTGTTCCCACAAAACGAGTTCTTGCAGTAATTAAGCTGGTTCCAGTATCTTGCGCCAAACCAATTCGAGCAATTGCCAAGTAGCCTGTGTAGCCAGCAGGTACTGTGTATTGGCTTGACGTTGTATTGTTATAGCCTACGGCAATTACGTTATAGATGGTTGCCGGTACGCCAGAAGTTACAACACCAGAACCAATGTAAATAGTTCCTGCATTTGCCAGCCCGGTTCCAGCACTTGTAACCAACATACTGTTGATACGCAAAAATGATTTAGTAGTCGTTACGGCGGTCTGACCATTCATGGTAACCGTATCAGTAATAACCTCATAGTTGGCGTCCAAGCCCGAAATCAGCACGGTTCTTGCACCAGTTCCCGCCGCTGTATCGCTGGCGCTGGATGAACTTACAGTCATCTGTAAGGCGGTAGCAGGAAATGATAAATCTCCAATAGGAGTAATCATTTCCCACGCAGTGTCAACATCGGAGTTATAACCAGACACTGTAACCACAGAATGGCCCCCAACCTGCCCACGAGCAAGTTGGAGTTCAAACGGCTCGGTAGTACCTACTCTAGTAATAGATGACCAAAGGCCAATGTTAGACATGATTAGTCGTTTTGCTGACCAACCAAGGGGTCTGCAACAAAATAAGTAATATAGCCGCCAACAGTTCCTGCGCCGCTTGTGTCAATAGTAACGGTAACGTAGCTCAGTTCGCTAATAGGAGTCAGAGTCATACCGCTGCTAACCAAACCAAGTGCAGCAACAGAAATGTTGTTTGCAATAGCCGCGCCGGTCACAGTACCATTAGCATAAGTACGTGTGCCCAAATCAACAGAACCAGCACCGGCATCGTTAATCGCCATAGACAGCACAACTGCGCCAGCGGGTAATATTAGGTTGGGAGCGCCAGAGGCTGAAGAAATCTTGACGTTAGTTGCAGTAGCAACAGAAGCGTCAGCAATATAAAACTGAGCAGCCATAACACCGGATCCGCAATACGCGGTACGTGTTTGATCGCCGCCACCAGAACGCCAAATTGATTGGGTGGTTGAGAGTGCCATTTAAATTGTCCTTCGTACAAAGATTAGCTAGTCAGTTGTGTACGCATCTGCCGGATCAGTCTGACTAACCGGAAATCCCGGATACCCTGTTTATATCATAGGTCTGGGCTGGGGTCAACATATTTAAAAGACCAGCCCAACATTTTTCCTCTAGTCATTTGTTTTCCAGACTTAAGGGCGCGGTTAACGGTAGTTGGGGTAAGCCCCAACTCCTCACGAAGTTTTGAAATGCTCAGATAAATTTTTGTTGTGCCGTCTGGAGCAAGCGCTTGCACAGACTTGCTTACTTTTTTGCCATGATCTGGGCGTTTTTTGCCGTGCCAATAGTTTCCTTCTCCGGATAGAGTTTTGCTAATTTGCTCTCTTTGTTCTTGTGAAATGATTCGGCCTTTTAACTTGGCAGATCTTTTTGCTCTAGCTTCCTGCGACACCTCGCGGCCTTTTCCTGCGGCTGCAATTTTTGCTTTTGCCTCTGGTGTATGCCGATACCCCCAAGCCGGGCTCAACTCCCCACACATGCCAAGCATTGGCGCTATAGCTGCCATGCCCAAGTTATAACAATATTTTTTTCCAACGTTTCCATCTAACCACTTGTTTTCAACCAAGTGAAGCTCTTCTTTTTTTTCAACAAGCTCAACAACAACAAAAACAAAACAATCTTCCCCATACTTATTCCAAGCATTTTGTAAATGTTTGTTGTCGTGTTTATTGTTTCTAAGTTCTGAAAAATGTCGTATTTTTCTTCTGTGTAAATTAACGGAGCTACCAACATAAAAATTATCATTCTGAATGTTAATGATTTTATATATGCCCTGATTCATTGCGATGCCCTTAGTACGTTTGTCAGGACTAAATTATAACACACAACAAACAAAAACGGGGGCCGAAGCCCCCGA